GAAAAATCTATTATTTCTCATGACGTTACAATAGTAGTAAATCCAGGAGATCAAATCTTTGCTCAGGCTAGTATTCCAGGCGGTATCCTTCTTACCATTTCTGGCGTAGAAGTCGTTCCTTAAACACTTTTTTGCAAGTGTAGTATAATATAATTATGAGTTATCAACTGAAGGTAATCAAGGATTATCCGATTGGCTTTTGGCCATTGGACGAGTCTTCAGGTACTGTTGCCTCAGATATATCTGGGTGCGGAAATAATGCTACTTATGTAGGCCCAGTAATATCTAACATGCTTCCTTTAGTTTCAGGCGGAGTATCAGGAACAAAGATAACCAATTTATCTTATCTAACAATACCAATTACAAAAGACTATTACGGCTCTACCGTACAGTCAGCCTTTGGAACATCATATACTTCAGATAACGACTTTACTATGGAGTGCTGGGTTAGCCCAACAATAACCTCTACATATGTAACCAGACTATTTGGACATACTGCAAACCATATTGGTTTATTTTGGGACAATGGACATATTCTTTTTAAGGTTTCTGAAACAGAGTTTGTGATTTCCCCATTAAATTATTCCAAGAAAGCAATTCATTTAGTAGGAAAATATACTGGTAACTCTATTGAGTTATATATAGATGGCGTATCAGTGGCGTCAAAGGTTTTAACAAATTTTAAATTTTTAAATTCTACAATAGCATTACAGATAGGGCCAACCACAGATGCTGGAGATTCTTTTATTGTGGATGCCCCAGCAGTTTACCGATATGCCCTTTCAGATAAAACAATAGTTAGGCACTATGTTAATGCCAATGTAACATCTTCTGCAATTCAGGTAGCCTATCCAGACGAAGGAGTTTTATATACTGGATCAGATGCAAATCTTAAATCAGTCTTTGATTATTCATATCCTGTAAATAGACCATGGACTTACTGGCTAACCGACGATACTTATTTTGATTTAATAGACAGGAATATTGGATTTTATGAAACAGAGACGGCAGAGGCCAAGTCATTTGTCATAAATGATTTTTTTGTGATTCCCTCTGGACTAGATTTGGTTACATCAAAAGTAGAATGGCGAAACGACTTAGGGGTTACAGTAGAAACAAGCACAGACGGAATAAGCTATTCATATTGTCAAAATGGACAGCCACTTCCTCAATACACAAAAGATAATTTTCATGAAAGCAGAAACGTATATATTAGAATTACCATGAGCACCACAGATGCTAGTAAATATCTACCAACCCTATCATTCTTCTGTATTGCCTTCTATTCAAATAAAGATATCTTTGCTGATAATTTTGGGGACAAGATAACATCAAATACAGAATATTATTTAGGATCATTAAATTATCCTATTCTTTCTCGAAACTATCTAAACGGGATTAGGCCTAAAAATGGAGTAGGGTTTGATGTTAATACATTATCCTCAATCAAGTCCGTAGAGATGTTCTTTACGCCCCTTACGTTGGCTTCTAACACCCTTTTCTATGCTTCCGACCCATCTGCTACCAGAATAGACTGGAATGGCTCTGGAGTGACCTCTAAGGCTAATATAGACAAGATATATGTTAATAACGTAGATGTAACTAATCAAGTAAATATAAACTCATATCTAGTGGCTGAGCAGCCTCATCACATAGTTTTGGTATTTAATAACCCTGTAACTGGATCTCTTCAGTTTAATTATGAAACATCTGGTGGCCCAAGTAACCTTTACAAGAATATAACCACCTATGAAAAGGAATTGACCCCAGAAATTGTAGAAACCCATTACGAGCTATATACTGGCAGAGCGGTATCTACAGTAACAGAACCGTCAGTAACCCTGACAGAATCTGATATTATTGCATATAATAATGACTGGATTGTGCTACAAAGCGTATAAGTTTGTCACATCCCTTGACAAAAAGCTGGACTTAGACAGTAAATAATGGTAAAATAAAACTTATGGATATTAAGAACATGCGTCATCAAGTTGTAGAAGAATCGACCCTTGGCATATATGTCTGGGAAATGCCTGATGGCAGATGGATTGGAGATGACGATGGGAATTTTCTTTCGGTCACGGCCAAAAAAGGAAATAGATCCCTTATCGATGCTTTGGCTAGAGAGGTTCGCTCATACGGCATATATGAGGGCGGGCCTAAATTTCTTTCAGCAAGACGAAAGATTAACGATGAAGAATTTGCAGAACAAAAACAAAGACTTGAATGGGGACTAGTTCCAGATCCATTTGATATTGGAAACTATAAAGACGAAATTAAAAAGTTAGGTAAATTGAGATGACAAAATATGTAGAAGACGATGACTCTCAGGATATTGTAGTTTCAAATGTAGCGGACTGGATGAAGTTTAATACTCCTAGAGAAGAAACAACTACAGACCTCTTTAAAGTAAGCGGAGACGAGTTAACAAAAATTTCAGGGCTTAGCCCAGCATTTCGTCGCAAGATGAATCGTGATCTACAAAAAAGATTCCAGGGTATTGATGGAACAGAAACACAGCAAAACTTATTACAGCAAGCGGTTACTGGTTATGCAATGTTCGACCTTGTTGAGCCTCCATATAACCTAGACTACCTATCAACTATTTACGAAATTTCTCCATACAACTATTCAGCAATTAATGCTAAGGTTTCAAATATTGTGGGTCTTGGTCATGACTTTATTGAAACACGCAAGACACAGGAAGCCTTTGATAATATTACAGACGACAAGTCATTAGAAAGAGCTCGCAGAAAGCTTAATAGACTGCGCCAAGATCTATACGATTGGCTTGAGAAATGCAACGAAGAAGAAACATTTACCGAGACATTAATTAAAGTATATACAGATGTTGAAGCAACAGGAAATGGCTATCTTGAAATTGGCAGAACATCTTCTGGTAAGATTGGATACATTGGTCATATCCCAGCAAAGACTATGAGAATACGTCGTTTGCGTGATGGATTTATTCAATTGCTTTATGGCAAGGCGGTTTTCTTCCGCACATTTGGAGATCAAGAAACAGAGAATCCAATTGCAGGCGGACTTGATAGACCTAATGAAATTATTCACATAAAGAAGTACACCCCTACAAATAACTATTATGGAATCCCAGATATCGTAGCCTCATCAAATGCTATGGCAGGAAATGAGTTTGCTGGCAAGTATAACCTTGATTACTTCGAGAATAAGGCAGTGCCTCGTTATATTATTACAGTAAAGGGAGCAAAGCTTTCCACAGAGTCAGAGCGTAAATTGCTTGAATTTTTCCAGGTTGGACTAAGAGGGAAGAATCATAGATCTCTTTATATTCCGCTTCCACCAGATTCGCCAGACTCAAAGGTTGAATTTAAGATGGAGCCAATTGAGGCAGGAACCCAAGAGTCTTCATTTAACGTATACCGTAAATCAAATAGAGATGAAATTCTATTATCTCACCGTGTCCCAATTAATAAAATTGGAACCCCAGAAGGAATTAATCTAGCGGTAGCAAGAGATGCCGATAAGACATTTAGAGAGCAAGTATGTCGTCCAGCACAAATGAATTTAGAAAAGAAGTTAAATAAAATCATTGAAGAGATGACAGATGCCCTAATTCTTAAATTTAATGAGCTTACTCTGACAGATGAAGATACTCAGTCTAAAATTGATGAGCGTTATTTGAGGATGCAGGTCGTGACCCCTAATGAAATAAGAATCAGAATGGGCATGGTCCCACTTGAAGGTGGAGACAAAGTTGTTGAATTAAAACCACAGGCACAGGCAGAGGCTAGAGCACAGGCAGGCAAAACTAGAACTAGAGATTCTGAAAGGTCTGCAAATTCCCCCGATATTTCTGGAGAGGGAAGAAATGCTCAAGGAGATGGAAGACAAGTCGAATAAACTTGCTCAACCATTATTTGCCTTATATACGATAACGTTATAAAATTAAGCATATGAACATTGAAAAATCCTTATGGTCTTCCAATGGCGATCAGATAGCTTTATCGGTCCCATTTACAAAAGTCAACCGTGAAAAGCGTACTGTCTCAGGGTTTGCAACACTAGACAACGTTGATCAGACAGGTGACGTAGTTACCATGGAAGCAAGCATTAAAGCTTTTGAAAATTTCCGTGGAAACATTCGTGAAATGCATAGCTCAAATGCGGTAGGCAAAATGATTTCATTTAAGCCAGAAACATACTATGATGCAAAGTCACAAGAATTTTACAACGGAGTCTATGTTGATGCATACGTTTCTAAAGGTGCTCAAGACACTTGGGAAAAAGTTCTAGACGGAACTCTAACAGGATTTTCAATTGGTGGAAAGATTATTGAATCAGATAACGAAGTTAATAAGGCTACAGGTAAGACTGTAAGATTTATTAAAGACTATTCATTGATGGAACTTTCAATTGTTGACTCTCCAGCAAACGAACTTTGCAATATTCTTTCTATCTCCAAGATGAACGGTGAACTAATATTTAAAGGAATAGCAACTGAAGTTAAAGCAGAAAATATTTTTTATTGTGCAGACTCAGACTCAGTATTCATTTCAACAGAATCATCATACGATTCCCCAGTTACAGGAAAGCCTGCAACATTAATTGGATGGGTAGAGTCAAATGATGTTAACAAAGCAAAAGAAATAAACAAGATTCTTGATTTACATAAAAAATCAAGATTGTCCACGCCTGAAACACAAATTGCAAAACAGGCAGACATAGAAGGAGGTAATGAA